AATAAGGCTACCCAGCAATAGTGCTGGCCCCATATAAAAGGAACTATGACTATGCCTGAACTAGCTCAAGTAAAAACTCCTAAAATTGCAGGATTTGTACAATCTCAAGGTGGATCAAAAGCAAACAAACGGCGCATTGAAGAAAGCGAAGCCGAACTTAAGGCGCTAATGGAAGAACAGAACAATGACAGTCAGGAACCCGATAGCGAGGCAGTTGAGGCAACCGAAATACAAGATGAAGGTAATCCCAAACAAAAAGAAGCCAACGCTAAAGATAAAGCACAAGAAGATGAAAACTTAAGTAGCGAAGAGAAAACTTATAAGAAACGCTACAGTGATCTAAGAAATCATCTAAACAAGCAAGCTGAAGAGCTTAAAGCTATGAAAGAGCAGCTAAGCAATTCAGGTTCAGTACGTGCTCCTACTAGTGATGAGAATATTGAGGCGTGGGCTAACAAACACCCTGAGATTGCAGGTATAGTTGAGACTATAGCTGAGAAGAAAGCTCAAGAGAAGTTTGACACTGCAGATGAGCGACTAAAGAAGATTGATGAGATAAACGCTACTGCTGAACGTACTAAGTCAGAAAATGAGATAAGAGCTATGCACTCAGACTTTGATGATCTACGGTCTAGTGATGCTTTTCACGATTGGGCAGGCGAACAACCTAAGTGGGTACAGGATGCCCTCTATGAAAACCAAGATGACCCTAAGTCAGTTATACGTGTTATAGATCTGTATAAAGTAGACAACGGCATGGACATCAAAGCTAGGAAGAAGAGCACAAAAAAGGCTGCTTCTGCTGTGATGACTAAACGTACAACTAAACCAGACAGTGACAACCCTGCAGGACACATACGTGAATCACAGGTAAATAAGATGACTGCACAAGAATACGAAGCAAACGCAGACGAAATAATGGAATCTATCCGCAGTGGTAAGTTTATTTATGATATTTCTGGGGGAGCACGTTAAAAAGGTATTGACAATACGTAGATAACTGTTATAACTATGTATGTTAACTAAATAGTGTAAAGCCCTACTATGTAGCTACCTTTACACTATTACTACAAGCAAGCCAAAAACTACTAAGATAAGACCTACCTGATCAAGTACAGGCCCGATAGTTCTACAGTTGGCAAACTAAGAACATATTGCACCCTAGAAAGAACAGCCTCTTACACAGTGTTTAAGCTTAATTTCTATAAGCCAAACATCTATGGAGGATTATACTATGGCTTTCACAACCGCAACAGGTTACGGCAATTTACCTAATGGTAATTTTAGCCCCGTAATCTACTCCAAACAAGTACAGTTAGCTTTTCGTAAAAGCACTGTATGTGGAGACATAACTAACTCAGACTATTTTGGTGAGATTGCTGCTCAAGGCGATACCGTCAAGATTATTAAAGAACCAGAAATTTCTGTCTCGCAGTATGCGAGGGGTACGCAGGTTACAGCCCAGGATTTAGAGGACGCTGATTTTAGCTTAGTCATTGATAAAGCTAACTATTTTGCCTTTAAGATGGACGATATTGAAGAGGCGCATTCGCATGTGAACTTCATGGACCTTGCTACCAATCGTGCAGCTTATCGTTTAGCTGATCAGCACGATCAAGAAGTATTAGGTTATATGTCTGGCTACGCACAGTCTGCATTACATGCCCAAGCAAGTGCTCTTAACACAACTGTTAATGGTTCTAAAGCTGTAAGCACTGCAGGCTCAAATGAGTTGCTATCATCTATGCAGCTTCACAAAGGCGACTTTGGTAACATAACTACTACATCAGCTGGCACTCACTCAATTCCTGTGACTGCACGTATGCCTGGTGCAACATCGTTGCCAACTGCTACCGTTTCACCTGCGATGATTATTTCACGCATGAAGCGTTTGCTTGACCAACAGCAGGTTGACTCACAAGGTCGCTGGCTGGTAGTTGATCCAGTATTCATGGAAATCTTAGCTGATGAAGATTCACGCTTCATGAACGCAGATTTTGGTGAGTCAGGTGGACTACGTAATGGACTCGTACTTAATAACTTCCACGGTTTCCGTGTATATACTTCGTCTAACTTGCCATCATTAGGCACTGGACCAGGTACTGCAGGAACAGCTAATCAGCTGACTAACCTAGGAGTAATAGTAGGTGGACATGATTCTGCTGTAGCAACTGCTGAGCAGATCAACAAAACTGAAACATATCGTGACCCTGACAGCTTCGCTGACATTGTTAGAGGTATGCACCTTTACGGTAGGAAGATACTTCGGCCTGAAGCTATCGTCACTGCTCGTTATAACGCAGCATAAGGGAGGATATAACTTATGGCTACTTTTGATATGACTTCCGTAGACACCGCTGGTGTTGGAGCAAACGTTCTTGCTGTTCCAACTAATGTCGGTAATACTGTACGCACCATTGAGGCAATCTTAGATATTGATGCTATGATTTCTGCAGGTGCTACTATTGCTAATGGTGACATTTTTCAACTACTAGAAATCCCTGCTGAGTCAGTAATTGTTGCTGCTGGTGCGGAAATTATGAAGTCCTTTACTGCAAGTTGTACTTGTAATATTGACTTCGGTGGTGGAGATGACATCATTGACGGTGCTGCACTAGATGCTGCTGCTGGTACATACCTTGCAAAAGGTAGTAACGGCGAAGCTAACATTGTAAACACTGGTGCTGCATCTACATTTGCTGCTGAAGCACTTGCATGTGTTGGCGCTGCAGATACCATTGACGTAGTTGTCGCTGGTGCTGCTGCTGCAACTGGACGCTTACGTGTCTATGCAGTAGTTGCAGATGTTTCTGCTGCAATGACAGAAGCTGCAGTCGCACAACGTGACTTGATCTAAGACAACACTAAACTTTGGGGCTGGCAAAACGCTGGCCCCATTGCTACATTTTAAGGAAACCTAATGGCACTTACCTTTCTTACATTGGCAAATAATGTTATTACACGAATGAATGAAGTAGTGCTTACTTCTTCTAACTTTACAGATGCTAGAGGTGTTCAGACACAATGTAAAAATGCAGTAAATGAAGCAATAAGATATATTAATCAAAAAGAGTTTGGTTATTCATTTAATCATGCAACTAATAGTTCAACACTAACTGCAGGTAAGGCTAGATATACACTACCTACAGATACAAAGCAAGTAAATTATGACACAGCTAGAATTAAAAAAGATACAGACTTAAATGCACAAGGAAATAGTTTATCTACTTTAAACTACAATGAGTACATTGAGAATGATTTTGCCACCCAAGAAGATGATATAGTATCTACTACACTAAGCTCATCTCTTACTGACTCAGCAACTACAGTATCTCTAACTTCAAGTACAGGACTATCTGCTGAAGGTAAAATATTTGTAGGTGGAGAACAGATTTCATACACTGCAATCTCAGGCAATGATCTAACTGGTTGTACTAGAGGTGACAATAGCACAACGGCTGCTGCACATTCAAGTGGAGTCTTTGTAGCTCAGTTTTCAAGTGGAGGTATGCCTAGAAACATAGTTCGCACACCAGACAACAACTATTTGTTATACCCTTACCCAGACAAACAATATACATTGATATTTGATTATTATACATTTCCTAATGATCTATCTGCTCATGGAGATACTACAACTGTACCTGATAGATTTGCACCAGTTATAGTAGATGGTGCTACATCTTTTGTGTATCAGTACCGTGGTGAAACACAGCAGTACCAGTTAAACTTTGAAAGATTTGAGCAAGGCATTAAGAATATGCAAAGCTTACTTATTAACAGGTTTGAATATATCAGGTCTACTGTAATAAATCAACCATCTAATACTACCTTTAACTCTAGGGTTGGATCTTAATGGCTGATCAATCACAGACGCAACCTGCAGCATTTAACTGTGAAGGTGGTTTAGTTTTAAATCGCTCTAGTTTTATGATGAAACCAGGTGAAGCGTTAGTCTTAGAGAACTTTGAGCCAGACGTTGAAGGTGGCTACAGAAGGATTAATGGCTATCGTAAGTTTGTAAATGCGATAGTTCCTCAAACTACTTCTGCTTCTGAAAAGATAATTGGTGTTGCAAGCTTTGCAAGTAAGTCTATAGCTTGTAGAGGCGAGAAGATGTTTAGTGCATCATCTACTGAATTAGCTTTAAGTATATCTTCAACTACAGGTATGACAGGTTCAGGTACAATTAAAGCTGACTCAGTAGCTGGTTTTGCATCTAGTGGTTCTTTACAGATTGACGATGAAGTATTTACATATACAGGTGTTAGTTCTACTGTAACACCTAATCAGTTTACAGGCGTAACTAGGGCTACTTCAAGTACAACTGCTGCTACACATGCAGTAGATTCTACTGTCTCTTCACCTTGGACAGAAATTGATACAGGTAGAACTAATGCATCTAAGTATAGGTTTGAGCGTTTTAACTATAATGGCACAGATAAAATTATCTTTGTTGATGAAGTAAATGCACCTGTAGTATTTGACAGTTCCTATAGTTCAACAGATGTTAGTGAAAGCTCTGTAGCAGGATCTAAATTTGTAGCATCATTTAAAGACCATATGTTTTATGCAGGTAAGTCTACTACACCTCAAGAACTAGTATTTAGTGTACCTTTTGATGAAGACAATTTTACTTCAAGTGATGGTGCAGGAAGTATAAAAGTAGATGACACTATTACAGGACTTAAGGTCTTTCGTGATGGACTGTTTATATTTTGTGAAAATAGAATATTTAAACTTACAGGCGTTAGCTCATCTACGTTTGCCATTACGCCAGTTACTAGACGTATTGGATGTCTCAACGGAGACACTATACAAGAATTTGCAGGTGATTTAGTATTTCTTGGTCCTGATGGATTGCGTACTGTAGCTGCTACTGCAAAGATTGGTGACACAGAATTAGGTACAATTAGTAAAAACGTACAGTCTATCTTTGATGCTAACATTAGAGACTCAGCACAGTTTGAAAGTGTAGTAATAGCTGACAAGACACAGTATAGAATATTCTTTACTAAAGAAGGTCAAGCTACTAGTATTACACGAGGTGTCACTTGTGTTATGCGTCAAGACGGTTATGAGTTCTCAGAAATACGAGGATTAAAACCTACTGCTACAGATACAATAGTATTAGCTGGTGATGTGATTGTGCTTCACGGCGATGGCTTAGGCTTTATATATAGACAAGAAAAAGGTAATACCTTTGATGGTACTCCAATACTAGGAAGGTATAGAAGTTCAGACTTATCATTTGGTGACACTGGTATACGCAAGCATATGCAGAGAGTTATCATTAACTACAAACCTGAGTCAGCTATTGCTGCTGAGTTACTAGTACGTTATGATAACGAAAATGCAGACTCTACCAGACCTGAGCCTTATACATTAAACTCTGCTGAAGTAGCTGCACAATTTGGGTCAGCTTTATTTAGTAGTGCAACTAGTGCAGTTAGATTTGTTTTTGGTGGACCATCACAGCCGCTTATAAGACAGCCAGTAGAAGGTTCAGGTTTTTCTGTTGTACTAAGAATAAACGATGATGGTGAATCTGCACCATACTCACTCAAAGGCTTTCAGCTAGAGTATCAATTAGGAGCTAGACGTTAAATGGGCGCTACATACACAAGACAGTCAACCTTTACAGATGGAGATGTTATTACATCTGCTTTGTTCAACGATGAGTACGATCAACTTTTAGCTGCTTTTGCTTCTAGTACAGGACATACCCACGATGGCACTGCAGGCGAAGGGGGTCCAGTTACTCTACTAGCAGGTAATGCAATTACGTTTGGAGCAGGTACAGCAGGCACAGACGTTACAATTACTTTTGATGGTGAAAGTAATGATGGTGTACTGAAGTGGATGGAAGACGAAGATTACTTTGAGTTTTCTGATGATATACTTGTAGCTACCACTGAGAAGCTACAGTTTCGTGATACTGCTATATACATTAACTCATCTGCTGATGGTCAACTTGATCTCGTAGCTGACACAGAAATACAGATTGCAGCCACTACTATTGATATAAATGGTGCTGCAGATATATCAGGAAACCTGGCTGTAGGTGGTAATCTTACAGTTGCAGGTAATGCTACAGTAACTGGTACTACAACGTTTAATGGTGGCACACTTACGCTAGGTGACGCAGCTAGTGATAATGTTGTGTTTGGGGCAGATGTAAACTCTAGCATTATTCCTAATGGTGTTGGTGGTTCTTTTGATTTAGGTTCGTCAAGCCAAGAGTGGCGTGACTTATTTATTAATGGTACAGCACACATAGATACTCTTGATGTAGATGAAAATGCTACAGTAGCAGGTACGCTAGGTGTTACAGGAGTATTAACTACTACAGCTACACAGGTAGCAACTGGTGGAATTACAAGTGGTTCAAATATTGTTTCTGACACAGATAGCACTGACGATCTTGGTACAACAAGTGTTCGCTGGGCTAACTTGTTTGTTGATGGTATTACTGCAACTGACCAGATAACAGCTACTGGATTTACTGGAACATTAGATGGTATTCTTGGGTCTGGTGCTGCCGCTGCTGCAAGTGTAACAACTCTTGATACAAGTGGTGCTGTTAATTTAAATCTTGTTACTGACTCAACTAGTTCAACTTCAGGTGCTTTAATAGTTGATGGTGGTGTTGGTATAGCTAAAAAGTTATACGTAGGTACTGATCTATCTGTAGGTGGTAACTTAGATGTTACAGGTACATTTGACCTAAGTGACTCTAACTTTACTAATGCAGGTGACATACAGCTAGACAGTATCTCAG